ATTTTTAAGTCTGTCTTCTGCTCTATTATTGACTGAAATATCTTTGTTTTAAGACACTCTAACTTTAGAGATAATTCTAATGACAAAATTTTCTTCTTTAAATTATCTATTACACCATCAGACTCTGCTTCGGTCTCTACTTCTATCTCTGGCTCTTCACAAATTTTATTCTTATATACCCTTTTTGCTCTTGATCGCTGTCTTGTATCAGCCATTTTCTTTTAAAATTTTTATTACATTAAATTCATTTTTAAAATTATAATTGTAAAATTATAATTATTTTAGACAATATTTAGAAAATAAAATAGTTTTTGAATGAAAAAGAAAGGGAAATTCTTATCTATCAAGTCTTCTTGCGGAACTGTTCCAAACCAAACAGCTACAAAAAATGGAAAATAACATACAGAATCCTTTATATCTTTTTCATAGTCGCTAAAAGAGTAATTATTTATACCATTTTCAATTAATTTTCTATAATAGTAATTTTTGAAGATTGGAAAATATATTTTAATATTATCAAGATCAAAACTTTCAATTAGAAAAAAAATAACATCTTGAATTCCTTTTCCTATAGCAATATATTGCCAATCTAAAAAAACCGGTTTATAATTATTATTTAAATCATAAAATATATTTGGAGACTTAACATCACCGTGAATTATTGTCAAGTTATTGTTAGATAGTCTTTCTTGTATATTTGGAAAATCTAATATAATTTTTTGCGCTATATTAATTTGATCTTGTGTTAGTATATATCTCCAGTTTTCTACAAAAGAATCCCATTTTTCACTCAAAAAATTATACCAAACTGGATTAAATAGTCGGTCATTATGTAGTTTTAATTCTGGAAACACCTTTTTAATATCTTTATTCCAAAACTTTGAGTGTAATTTAGATAACTCTGATATTACCTGTAACGATACATCAATATTTTCTATATTTAGGTTTAGATTTAATCTATAGTTTCCAGTTTCATTTAGATTTTCCATTAATATTCCAATAGTATTCATTTTATCATCTCTAACTAAACCATAATAATGAGGAAACTTTATATTTAGATATCTAGACACATTTTCATAAAAATAATTTTCCCTTTCATATAAACCAAGAATCTTAGCCATTTTAGATAACATTGTTATATTTTTATTTTCTAACTTTAGAACACATTTCAAGTTATCAATAGATAATGATATAACATCAGAAATAAAACCACCTTTTAACTTTTTATCATCTAAAATTATATTACTATCTTGAAATATACTATTTGAGTTTTTAATAAGAGTCTCTAATGAATAACCAGTAATATTATTATATTTTGTCAAAATATTATAACTCAAATTACAATAGTCTTTAATAATATAATTCGCTCCACATGATATTAATTCTTTTTCTGAATATGTTGTTGTAATTCCAACTATACATAAAGGATCTGTTTGTCTAGCACTTAATAAACCTGATTTAGAGTCTTCAAAAATAATTACTTTTTTATTACTTATATTATATTTTGTTATAGTTTCTAAATAAGGATCTGGATAAGGTTTTGATCTTTTACATTCATTACCTATACTTAAATAATCTATATAAATATCTAGATTACATTTTTTTATTATACTTTCAGCAACTCTTCTATTACAATTTGTAACTATTGAGCAACAATAACCAGCTTTTTTTATTGATTTTAGAAATTCAAATACTCCGTCAATTATAACTATACTATCAATATCTTGTATAAACAAATCATCTTTTAACGTAGAAATATATGTTAAATCTGCTGTTGGAATTAAAGTATTAACTACCTTTTCATCATTATTTCCTTGTATATATTTAAAAAACATCTCTGTTGTTAAATGAATATTATATTTTAATAAAATTTGTTTCCAAACATTAACATATATGTCATCTGTATTAACAAGAGTTCCATCAAGATCAAATAAAAATATAAAACAACCATCAATAAAATTTTTTAGCTCTACAGGAGTCCCTACTGAAAATACACATTTTTCATCAAGTTCATATCCTATAACAGGACTTTCTTTGACAAGTTGAGATATCGCACAAGAAGTATATGGCTCTCCATTAAAATTAATATTATTTTTTAATACATATTCACATAGTCTTTGTAACTGATAAATATCATTAAATACATAACAACCAGTATTTGCGTTACAAGATATTTTTATCTTCTCTTGTATATTTATAATATAATTAGTCTCAGGATTTATTTCTATATAAGAATATATAGGATTTTTATGATCCTTTTTAGTATAAAAAACCATATTATCAGGACGGTTTCTAACAATTCCCAATATATCCTGTGTATAAAATGTATCACAATCAAGAAGAACACATTTTTTATGATGTTCTAATTGAAAAATTGAGTTTAATGAGTAAGAAATAGTTTCAACAGCACCAGATGTTTGATAATTTATGGGAATACAAATAACTTTTGGATATTTTTCTCTTATAATTGCACTAAAATTATATTTATCAAGATCATTTCTATAGCATATAAAAATTTTATCTTCATTTGAAATAATTAAGTTATCTAAAACCCAAAAAATCATTTCTTTATTAATTAATTTAATTAAAGGTTTAGATTCTACATAACCTTCTTTATAAAATCGTTCCCCTTTTCCCCCTAATGGAATAATTATATTCATTTTTATGTTAAAATATAATTATTTAAATTAACTTAAATATATATTTATTTTTATAAAATGATACGTGATAAATGTTCAATTTGCAACTCCAATATGAATAATATATTTAGTCTAAATAATATGCCAGTTAAAATGTCTTGTATATCGTTACCTATTATAGACCATAATAATTTATCAATCTCAAAATGCATAAATTGTAAAACTATACAGCTTGATCAATTAATACCACTTAATGTATTATATTCAGATTCTCATAACTATACTTCAATTGGTAAAACTTGGGGAGGTTATTTTAATTTATTTTTAAATAAAATAGAGACTATAATAAAAAATAAAAATATTTTAGAAATAGGAGACCCTTCAGGAAAAATAGCAAATATTGCTCAAAATTATAATAAATGGTATATAGTAGAACCAAATAAAAATAAAAATATTATCTTTAATAAAAATATTGAATTTATTGAAGGTTATTTTGATGATAATTTTCAAACAAAAGAAAAAATAGATGTTATTATACATTCTCACCTATTTGAACATATTTATCAACCAAATCTTTTTTTAAAAAAGTGTAATAATTTATTAGATATTAATGGAGAAATGTTTTTTGGGGTTCCAAATATGCAATATATTGCCGAACAATATCTATGTCCATTTTTAGGTATCTTCTTTGAACATACAATATTCCTAAATAAAGAAAACATTACATATCTTTTACAAGAAAATATGTTTGAAATACTAGAAATTATAGATTATGAAAATCATAGCACTCTATATCATGTTAAAAAAATTACACATAAATTACCTAATAAAATTAATTTTAATTTTGACCACTATACACACCTTTTTTTTAACTCATTAGAAAAATATAAATATTTTATTCAAAATTGCAATCAAAAATTATCAACTTTATTATCTAAAAATGTTTATATTTTTGGCGCTTCATATAATACTCAATATCTATTAGCTCTTGGTCTTGATCAAAAAAATATACACGGTATAATAGATAATTGTATAGAAAAACAAGGTAAATATCTATATGGAACAGAATTAAAAATTTATAACCCAAATATACTAATAGAAAAAAATTGTGTTGTTATTTTAAAAAATGGATGTTATGTAAATGAAATAACTACTCAAATATTATCTTTAAACTCAAATACATTAATTTTAACTTAAAATATTATTAGTTTTATAATAATATTTTATGATTTATTTCTATACAACATAATTTTTTAGATATTTTAAAAACAGTTTTAAATTAGTAGTTACTTCTAAATATTTAAAGATTTACTATAATTAATAAAAAATAATGATAAACTCTCTACACGATTTAGCTGACGCTATTAATCAAAATAACTCATCACATTTCTTCAACAACATTAATATCGTTAGACAATACTCAGGAAACGACTGGAAAACATACATCAATCATAACATTAATAACACTCCTTTCCCATCTTATTTTAAAAAAAAAGTTGATATCCCTTACGACTCCTTTGAATTTTACATCATCTCTTGGGGTCCTAACAGCAAAACATTCATTCATGACCACGCCAGCAACGGTTGTATTCTAAAAATACTTGACGGCTCATTAATTGAAAATATATACTCTTGTATTGACGACGAATCCTCTCTAACTAGCACTAAAATCATACAAGACAACATGACAGGTTTTATGTCAAATGACATTGGGTTTCACTCCATTCAAAACAAATCTAACAACATTTCCGTATCACTACACATTTATTCTCCTCCTAATCATAAAACTAGATATAACAAAATCCACATATAATAATTATATAACTATTTAAAAAATGTTAATTATTAAATAAAATATGAACACCGATAATAATTTGATCATCTTTAAAGCAATTGCTAACTTTACACAAGCACTTGCCGATGAGTTTGGAAAGAAGCAACACTCTCTCGCTCTATACTCCAGGCTTATTAATAAAACCACTCTCGCTCACGACACTCCAATTAAAAAACACATCGCTGTATTCACAGAATTCTGCATCAACAACAGAGAAGCTATATTAAACAAAAACCCCTCTCTTATCTCCAAAGAAGACATTACCTACTCAGAACGAGTTTTTATTAATATGAAACATATATTTAACATGGCCGATGCCGATACCAAAACTGTCATTTGGCAACATCTACTCACTATCTCCGCTCTTGTTGATTCTTCTAGCAACGCTAAAGAAATTTTACGCTCACAAACATCTTCTCAACCAGATGCCGACTTTCTTGAAAAAATAGTTGATAAAATACAATCAACTATCAAACCCGACACCACTCCTCTAGAAGCAATGTCCTCTATCATGAGCTCTGGGGTTATCACCGACCTTATGTCCGGTCTTAACAGCGGAATGGCTGACGGATCTCTCAACATTCCAAAACTCCTAGCTTCCGTTCAATCAATGGTTAAGAAACTCGCTGCTAAAAATGGAAACTCTAAAGAAACCAAAGAAGCTGTTAATATGATTAATAATCTCATTGGAATGCTAGGAAAAAGCACTGACGGCGGATCAATGCCTGATATATCTTCTATGATGTCTATGGTCATGGGTATGGCTGGTGGCGCTGGAGGAGCGGCTGGTGGCGCAGCTGGAACTCCAGATATTTCTTCCATGATGAATATGTTTATGGGAATGGCCGGAGGCGCCGCTGGAGGAGCAGCAGGTTCTGGCACCCCAGATCTCGCTTCTATGATGTCTGGTCTTATGAACGCTTCTGGAGAACAAGGATCTATAATGAATAACCAAACTTCCACTATCTCTGAAATAACAGACACTGAAAAAATTAACGAGGTTAAAGAAGACGTAGATTAATTAAAAATTATTATTTTATAATATCTTTTTTATTATAAAAATGAGCTCTTGTATTATTAAAAACACCAAAGATAAAAAACAAATGATTCGTTCCCAATACGACATCAAATATAATCAAACTTTCTCTACATTAAACAATCTCCCTACCGCCCCTACCCATAACACAAACCCCTATATAGATCACTACGACAACTTTAGAACTCTATCTTCCAGAGTTCCTCAAAGACATCTAGGCATGACACCTACTTTTACTCAACCACACCCTCTCTCCCAAACTAACTCAAATAAAAACTCCATTTATTACAAATTTACTAACATTATTTAGAATATAGTTTTAAAGAAACAATTATTTTAATCTAAATATTGATCTAAAATATGAATAAAACCATTTCTTTACAAGATAAAATACTATGCAACATAGACGAACACTCCTCTAAAAGACTCCTTGTATCTTTCTATAATAAAGTCGCTGGTTATACTATCAACATTCAAAAATCCATTAAATTAGCTTCTGCTGAATTCAAAAACCCAAAAGCAGAAACAATTGAATCACTATTCTATGGTATTAATTCAGATAATATTGGCGATCGCCACGCAATACTTGAATTATATAAAGACAAAAAAATCATTCAATTAACCAACTATAAAGCCCACCAAGACTACGTCAATGATGACAACGGGATTCCTAAAAATATAACCAGATCATTTTTACCTATATTAAAATCTCTTGGTTACTCTTCTCTTATATTTATTGTTAATTTACCATCCCACATCACCTACTATGAAAATATCGGCATGCAACTCATAAATAACACAAAATTTATAGTTAATATAATTGACGCTATAGCCACCATTAATAAAAAAAATGTTCTTAAAAGCAAAACTAATAGGTCTAAACTTAAAGACACCATCATAGACCAATGGCTTTCTTCCAACGATAAAAACTCTTCCATACTTGTTGGTAACATTGACACCATTAGAAAAAAATTAGATGATGAAAACATAGGTTCTGCCACAATTTTTTCATAAATAAAATTGAATTTTTATTTTTATTTTTCATATAACAAAATAAAAATAATGTCTAACTCTCCAGACATACCTTTAACACAAAATACCAGTATTATTCCACATCAGCCTCCTCCACCACACGTCTACACAACCCTACAATGCGCAGGTATTGGAATCTCATTACTATTCGCTATAGCCACCGCCCCAACATGGATCATAGCTAGCAGAAATGCTTTTAAAAATACCAAAATATTACAAAGAAAAAATAGATATTTCTCATAGCTTAAAATAAAATTGATTTTTATTTCCACATTTATATGAAAAACAACAATTATGTCTATCTCTTTAGATTTTACCGAAGGACAACATATATTCCTCAACACCTCCAATAAGAAAAACGAAGTATTAAACGGCTCAAGTCCTTATGAAAAATATATCATATGTATGAACGATCAACTCACCTGTGAAACCCATACTTTACGCAAAAAAATTGATGAACTAAATTCAAAAATTGACACTATTGAAGACGAAAATGAAAAATACGATATCTCTAAAAGATACACTAAAGGTCTCCTACATAATCTCGTTGAACTTGAAAAACTACACAACAATTCTAAAAATATATATAAAAACTTGTTTAACTTATCTAAAAACTCACATCAATATAAATTCATCACCGATATAATCTTTCTAATATACACTTATCTAATATTTTACTCCGGCTTTAGCATACTACTTGTCATCATACTTCAAATTATCATATGCTCTAGCTTCTTTTTCATACAAGATAAACACAAAATTAAAAGCCTAGAGACTCAACTCACTGACTTAGACTTAAAAATTACTAAAATCAAAAACTCTCAAGACTTTATTGGAGACTACATTGATAACATCTAAATATTTTTAGACATATTAACACTTAAAAATAAAAATGATTTAAAAAATAAAAATTTATTTTTAAAATATATATAATGGCTAACATAACACAAGACCAGATAGATACTGATATTTGTAAGTTTATGATAAATAGTTCTAAAAATAGTGCTATTTTGGGTGTGTCGCAAGACCAACATTTTAATGACGCAGAAGATTTGTTAAAGCTTGTAACAAACCTTAAAAATATTTTTGATAAATTGAGAAAAGTTGCTTTTGATGATATAAAAACCAAAAATATTACAAATAGAGAAGATCAACTCAAAATTATTAAACAGTCCTTAAACACTAAAGAATTTACAGCAGCTAGTAAAGAAATTTTCAAATTTTCTAATAATTTCTTAAATCAGGTTAGAGATGATAATTTTAGTCTAGTCAAAAAAATTATACAAATGTATAATACTAAAACCAACTTAACTTATAATACCATACAAAATATTATAGGTCATTTAGAGTTGTATTTAACCGACAAGATTGATCCTATACAAGGTGAAAAAAATGAAAGAGAATTTGAATTAAATATGTGGATAAACCGACACTTGATGCTTTTGTTAAACAATAAAAAACCAAAATATTTATAAACTTTGATTACCACTAATTATTTATAAAAATTCATTTATAAATAATATATAAAAATTCTATTATATTACTTATAAATAAAATGTATAAACTTAAAGCCCAACAACAATATATCAACGACATTCCCGTTAGTATATTCTTCTCTGTATTAATCATAATTATATTCCTTCTCTACACCACTACCCTTGTAAAAACCATACCCTGTGGTAACTCTCTCCTAGAAAACTTTTACTCAAACTTTATTCACACTGATCCCTACCACATTATGTCTAATCTATACGCCATTTACGCTGTCTCTAGAGTTGAAAGAAAACTAGGCACTAAAAAATTCATATATCTCACAATCTTTATACTTATGATTAACACTATACTTGAAACTCTTGCTAAATCATTAAAACCTTCTCTTCCTTGTAGCATCGGCTTCTCTGGTGTATTATTCGGCATTATGACTTACGAAATTGTTTCCGAAAAAGACCTTGATCTATATATTCTATCATCAATAGTAGTCATGCTCGCAGGCCCTAGTATGAAAAACACCAATGTTTCTCTATTATCTCACGCCATAGGAGCTTTCACCGGAATAATCGGCGGCCTTCTATACATTAACTTATTCTAATTTAGAAAATTTTAAGGTTTTTTCATTAAAATTTTCTAAATCTACGATTTTAATACAAAACATTAAAATCTTACTTACACGCTTCCACACTACTCTTTACCACATCTATAAACATCTCTATATCCGCTCCTTCCGGTAAAATAAATCGCTCTCTATTCGCCTGCTCTCTATAATCTTTCAACTTACGAAATACAAAACTCTCCACCAATCCCATACTCTCTAGATCTCCACATCCTTGATAATACACCACCTCATGCTCATCCGTCTTATTATACGTTGATAACCTATTTGTCAAATTCTCCGCCTTTCCTAATATATACCTCCTATCCGTCTTCAACGACGGTGTTGTTAGTATATATATTACATACGGAACATCATATTGTATCCTTGCCTGTTTCTTTACATACTTCTTTGTCATATTATCTATCTTCTTTTTGTGATCTATATTTTCTTTCTGTAAATTTTTTAAATTCTCTTCTTGTAATACTTTTATTTCCTCTTTTAATTGCTTTGTTTCTTCTTGAAACACCTTTATTTGCTCTGACATATTTTTTAAAGTTTCATCTTTAATCTCCAATTTATGTTTTAATTCTTTATTTTCTTCTTCAATCTTATTATTTTCTTGTTGTAATTTAGTTGTTACTGGATCTGTTAAATGTCCTGTTAAATGAACTTCGTATCCATCTTTTCTTATAAATACTTTAGAACAATATTGACATGTATAACTTGTCTCTGGGTTTTTTTCTTGAATTTTTAAACAATATTTAGTTTTTGTTTGATGAGTGTATAAACTATTCTTATTTTTGAATGTTTTCTTACAATATTCGCACTGCATTTTTTTGGTTTTATTTATAATAAAACATTCTGAAAAAATCATTTTTAATATTCATACAAATAATTTCCGGAAGGCGGAAAAGAATTTTATATTTTTAAAGAATTATTTTTTTGAAAATTTTAGAATTAATTGGATTATTCCATGAGAATAATTTAATTAATTCTAAAAAAATGAAAAAAAAAATTCACCCAATTTTTTTTGCGAACACACACAAATTGGGATTTTTTTTTTTGATTATTTTTTTACCAATAAACATCACAAAATACCCCAAAATTAAAAAATGAAAATTAGTAAAGATTACTAAAGAAAATAATCAAGATAATTTATTTTCTTTAGTAAATTTTACGAATTAAACATTTAAAGATTTCTTTTTTATAATAAAAGAATGGAATGCGAATTTTGTAATAAAATATTTACAACAAAAAGTAATTTAAAAGTTCATCAGTCAAAAACAAAATCATGCCTTATTATTCAAAATAAAAACCCAGAAAAGATATATAATTGTTTATATTGTGATAAAATATTTACTATAAAAGATACACTTGACAGACATATAGCATCACATTTGTCAGATCCAATATTTATAAAATTACAAAAATTAGAAGAAGAAAAAAAACATCTGGAAGAAGAAAAAAAACATCTAGAAGAGTCATTGAAAAATGCTCTAGAACAGGTAAAGATGTATCAAGAACAGAATGAAAAATTGTTGATGAAGGCAATATCAACACCAAAGGTAAAGAATACATATAATACAGTAAATATAGAGAATTTTACAGCGATGACAGACGAACATTTTGAAAAGAATGCTAAATTTTTGACGATGGAGCATATAAAGAATGGAGCACATGGATATGCTACTTTTATAGTAAAATATCCATGTAAGGATAGTATAGTTGTCGCAGATAGAGCAAGGAGGACAATTAAGTATAAAGATGAGAATAACGAGTTATGTATAGATGTTGAAGCAAGGAACTTATTAACCAAGATCTCAAAGGCTATAGATCCAATTAATCGCGAATTATTATTAAAAGCAGGAGAAGAGTTAGACGCAAATAAGAATATGGACCTTGAATATAAATTAAGTTTGAAGAGTAAGTTTTTGGAGTATTGTAATGGGATAAGGTTTATGGGTGGAGCCCCAACAGAATTTAGTAGGAAGTTGGCACATGAGCTAATGATATTAATTCCAAAGAGAGTAAGTGGAGTAATAGAAGATAATAAACAAGAAGATACAAATGACGAACAAAATTTATTAGAAGAAATTGCTGATAACGAATTACTATCGGATGTGGAATCGGAGATAATATATTATAGCGATTCGTAAAATATATTAATAGAAAATGTTATTTAAAGATAAGGAAATTCTTATATGGAAAGCGTCATTAGTTAAGTGGCATAACTTCAGATTTCCATTCTGACATCTCGGTTTCGATTACCGAATGACGCATTAAATCCAATATCATAAAAAATGATATTAGATAAAAATAACAGGTAATTTTTTGTATGTTTATTTATAAATAATTATTTAAAGATAAGGGTATTATAATATGGAAAGGCCTTGTAGCTCAGTGGCAGATGCGGAGAGCTGTTAACTCTCAAGTCGTTGGTTCAATCCCAACCAAGGTCGTAAAAATCCTCATACAAAATGTATGAAGATTAAAAATAAAATGATTTAAAATTTGATATATTTGAAAATATAGGACAAAAAATGGCAAGATGTAAAGATTGTATGAAAAGGGCTTCTTTTGGAAATATAGGTGAAAACCCTAGATTTTGTGCTACACATAAACTAGAAGGAATGATAAACGTAACAAAAAAAATATGCGTTATATCAGGATGTAAAAACCAAGCTCAAGGATCAACAGATAAATGTAAAAAACATGGAGGAAGTAAGAGATGTATCGTGAATGGTTGTGAATCTAGCGCAGCAGATTATATAACAAGTAAATGTAAAAAACATGGTGGAGGTAAGATATGTAGTGAACCAGGATGTAAAAGTGGAGTGCAAGGTATAACAGGTAAATGTAAAAAACACGGTGGAGGCAAGATATGTAGCGAACAAGGATGTAAATCAAAAGTTATATCCAATAATAAATGTTGGGAACATTATAATAAAAAATGTATTGAAGAAGGATGTGAAACACCAGCACGATATGGATATGATAAATGTAAAAAACATGGTGGAGATAAGAGGTGTATTGTAAATGGATGCAGTTCTAGTTCTATAGATAGAACTGGTAAATGTGGAAAACATGGTGGAGGTATTCGCTGTCCTAATTGTATTGATTGGATTGATTCAAGGTGTGGTCAAAAGAAATATGATGGATATTGCGCTACTTGTTTTAAGAGATTATTTCCAGAAGATAAAAGATCTAAAGTAGTATATAGTCACACAAAAGAAATAATTGTTAGAAATGCTATTAATGATAAGTTTGAAGGTTTTATTCACGATAGACCATTATATACAGGCGATTGTGATTGCACCCATAGAAGACGTATAGATCATAGAAAATTGATAGGTAATACAATTTTAGCTATTGAAACAGATGAGTTTGGTCACAGTCGTTATGATGAAACGGATGAAATAATTAGGTATGATGACGTATATATGATTCATAGTGGAAAATGGATATTTATTAGATTTAATCCAGATGGTGATAAAAGAGTAGATATGGAAGATAAATTAGAAAATCTTATTGATACAATAGCGGAACAAATAGGTAGAATTGAAAATGAAGAAAATCAGGAACTTTTAGAAATAATAAAATTGTATTAATTTTTGTAGAGCGAAGAGCTGTTAACTCTTAAGTAGCTGGATCAATACCAGCCAAGGTCGTAAAAATCCTCATACAAAATGTATGAAGATTAAAAATATGTATGTTTTCTAATATATGTTATATATTAGAATGTTTAATCGCTGTCTTCGGAGTCGGTATCAACGGGCTTCTTCTTTCTGGCACCATCGGACTTGACCTTTACCGATTTAGAGACTTTTGGAGCGGGTTTAGCAGCTGCCTTGACAACTTTCTTCTCCCACTTTTCTAGGGACTTTCCTAGTTTTGTTTTAAAGTCACTGGTGAGCTTATCAACGATAGCTGATAACTCGTCTTTTATGTCGTTATCCATTTTTTATTATAAAAAACTTAAGCTTTAAATTAATTTATAACGTTTTCTATAATTTTAAAAGAAGTGTCTAAATATATACTAAAAGTATCACCG